GCTTTAGTGAAGGCGTAACCGAAGAAACGTGGCGCGATACTATGAGTTATTTTGGTTTTTAGTCGAGTTGGTTATTTTTAGCTTACACACCTCACAGACAGCAGGCTCTTTATTATAGTCTACCGCTGTGCGACAGCGCGGACATTGACCTGTATCTATCAGCTTTTGTATTGGCCCCTTTTCCATTATGCTGCGGAACCAATGCCAGACCTTACCTCACCAGAGTAACGAGCGTTATACGCATCAGAAACCAGCTTTGAAATCTGCTGGCTAATCTTGCGATGCTCATCCGCACTCAGCTTAACAAGCTTCTTATGTGTGTTAATATCCACTGCAACAGACTTGTATCTCGCTGTATCAGTCATTATAATACTCCCATCAGTTAATAACATTGGGCATATATTAGCATGTTTAAGGGATATCGCAAGCAGAATAAATACGGCGCAAAAAAGACACAGTTCATGGGTTACACATTTGACTCGCGCTGGGAAGCCGAGCGCTGGGGACAGCTAACCGCTATGGAACGTGCTGGGGCCATACGAGACCTAGAGAGACAAATCAAGTATGACATTATTGTAAATGACCAGAAGATTTGTAGGTACATTGCTGACTTCAGATACACTCAAGTTGAGGAAGACGGTTCTGAAACAAAAATTGTTGAAGATGCCAAGGGCGTAGAAACTGCTGATTTTAAACTAAAAAAGAAGCTTATGTTGGCAGTTCATGGAATTGATATAAAATTATCTAAGAAAAGGAGTTGACTTAGGTTTTGATATTTCCTATCTATTGATTGTGGAAGTAACAAAACAGAAGGAGGGCATCATGCTTAACGCTCCAGCCCCATTTATTCCTAACGATCTAACGCCGGTCTTTGAGCGGCGCAATGACGTTATGCAAAAGATTAGTGACCTACAAAAAGAATTGAAGGTCATTAATAACTCTATCGTCCAACAGTTTGAAGATCAGGCTCGTACCATTCTCGCAGAGAAGGGTAAGGATTTTGGTCAGGCCACCATCAAGACTGATGGCTTCAAGATCACAATTGATTTTCGTAAGAAGGTCGATTGGGATAATGACAAGCTAATTAGGGTTCTCGACTCTATGGACGGAGATACTGCCAAGCACTACGCTTCAGTAAAGGTTTCTGTTCCAGAAGCCAAATTCCAACAAGCCCCACCAGATATCAAGGCGTCACTATCAGAGTGCCGTACTGTTCTTCTGCAAGGCACATCTGTAAACATCGAGGTTGATAATGCTTAAAATTATTTCAGCAGAAGAGCGGCTTGCCGAAAAGCGCGGTCACAAGATTGTGATCGCGGGTAAGTCAGGGGTGGGCAAGACCAGTCTTGTCCGTACCCTAAATACCGACACAACATTGTTCATGGACTTGGAGGCGGGTGATGCTGCTATCGAAGGTGTGAAGGTTGATGTGTTGCGGCCAAAGACATGGCAAGACTGCCGTGACTTTGCCTGTTTTCTTGGTGGCCCTAACGAAGCATTGAATGATGATGCTCCGTATAGCAAGGCTCACTATCAGTATGTGTGTGAGATCTATGGCGATCCTACACAGGTGCTTGCTAAGTACGACACCATTTTTATTGACAGTATTACAGTCGCTGGCCGCTTGTGCTTCAGTCACTGTCAGAACCAGCCAGAGTCACGCTCTGAGCGTTCCGGCAAGCTTGACACTCGTGCAGTGTATGGAATGCAAGGTCGTGAGATGATGGCTTGGCTGACACACTTGCAGCACATCCGTGACAAGAACGTGATCTTTGTCGGCATTCTTGACGAGCGTTCTGACGATTACGGACGCAGTGAATACTCCCTTCAAATCGAGGGCAGTAAGACAGGGCGTGAGTTGCCCGGAATTGTTGATGAGGTACTGACAATGACGACACTCACATCTGACGAAGGCGTACAGTTCCGTGCCTTTGTTTGTCACACTTTAAACAAATGGAACTATCCAGCGAAAGACCGCAGTGGTCGTCTGGATTTAATCGAAGAGCCAAACTTGGGCAAGCTTCTTGAGAAGATGTCCGGTGGGGTAGCACAAGCTGACAGGCCAATGGCTTTTGTCAATCCAACAGAAGTGGTTATTGCAGAAGGAGAAGAAAACAATGCTTAACCTAAATAACGTACCAGCCCAAGAGAACACTCCTTTGGAACTAATGCCAGATGGCGCTGTTGTTCGTGGCATCGTGAAACTATCAGGTGGTGACATTGATTTACCTGAGTTTGGCGCAGGGCAGTTCTTTAAACAGTCACAGTCAACCAGCGCAAAATGGTTGCCGATCGAAGTCACTATCGTTGGCGGTCAGTTCGACAAGCGTAAGGTGTGGCACAATATCTTTGTCGATGGCGACAAGCTTTCTGAGCGTGGTGTGCCAATGGCAAAAGAGATTGGATTGCGCACACTAAAGGGCATGATCGACAGCGCCTTTAACCTTTCAGCAAAGGATGAGTCACCGCAAGCACAGGCAGCTAGAAACCTAAACGGTGTAGGTGATCTAAATGGTCTAAGCATCTGCTTTGTGGTTGGCGTGGAAAAGGGCAGCAACGGCTATCAGGACAAGAACAAGATCAAGGCTGTTCTGACTGCTGACTCAAAAGACTTTATTGCTGGTGGCGCACCTGTAGCTGCACCAGTGGCACAGGCACCAGCCTTTGCCCCACAACAACCAGCCGTACAACAACCAGCACCGCAACAAGGTGTAACCCCAGCTTGGGCGCAATAGGAGGCGATGATGTTGAAAGCAATCTTTAGAGCAATTTTTGGGTATGAAGAAAAGGCTGTTGAGCCTAACTATCCTCGTTACTGTGAGAGCATGCGTAAGCTGCTCTCTAGTGGACGCCCTTACACCATCAGCGAACTGCAAAAGACGCTGAAGAAGCGCAAAGGCACAGTCTATCATGAGATGACTGAGTTGCGCCGTGGCGGACTTGTAATCGCTAAAGACTACGACAAAAGCATTTCTGCGAATAAGTATCGGATCACATCATGATCCTTCGTGGGTATCAAGAGGCGGCTATCAATGCCGCCTCTGACGCTTTAGATAAGCACGGCAATACTCTTGTCGTGGCTCCTACAGGTGCGGGGAAGACAATTATGCTTTCCGCGCTTGTGGGTAAGCGTTTTAAGAAAAATCAAAACATATTAATCTTGCAGCACCGCGATGAGTTGGTTGCGCAGAACTCAAGTAAGTTTCATAAAGTTAATCCCGCTATGACTAGTAGCATGTGCAACGCAGCACAAAAGGACTGGTCTGGCGATGCTACATTCGCAATGGTGCAGACTCTTTCCCGCGAAAAAAATCTGGCGACTATGCCGAAGATTGACATGATCGTGGTTGATGAGGCGCACCACACTGTTGCGGACACATATCAACGCATCATTAAAGCCGCAAAGAAGGCCAATGAGGGGGTGCAAGTTGTAGGCTTTACCGCTACCCCTAATCGCGGCGACAAGAAGGGGCTGCGCGGCATCTTTAGCAATTGCAGTCACCAGATCGAAATCTCCACACTGATTAATGAGGGCTTCTTGGTCAGGCCGAAGACATTCGTGATTGATGTTGGTGTGCAGGATGAATTGCGCAACGTGCGCAAGACAATTGCCGACTTTGATATGGATCAGGTCGAGAAGATTATGAACCGCCGTGCGATTAACCAGAAAGTTGTCGATGAGTGGATGGATAAGGCGCACGACAGAAAGACAATCGTGTTCTGTTCCACAATCAAACACGCAGAAGATTTGTGTGAGGAGTTTACTGATGCTGGCGTTGTTGCTGCAACGGTAACAGGTGACACACCAAAAGAAGATCGGGAAGAAATCCTGCATGACCTTGCGCATGGTGATATGCAGGTCGTTGTGAATGTCGCTGTCTTGACTGAGGGCTTTGATGCCCCGCCAGTGTCTTGCGTTATCCTGACACGGCCATGCTCATATAAAGCAACAATGGTGCAGATGATTGGGCGCGGTCTTCGCACAGTTGATGTTGATGAGTTTCCAGATGTAGTAAAGACTAACTGCATCGTTATGGACTTTGGTACGTCTGTACTGACACACGGCTCTCTTGACGACAGCGTTGATCTTGACGGTAGCGATGGCAAAAAGGGTGGCGATGCACCTATAAAGGTTTGCCCGGAGTGCGACTCAGAGGTTCCGCTTGGTGTTCGTGAATGCCCTATCTGTGGTCATGAGTTTGAAGGCCAGAATACAGATCCTCTTGAGCATTTTGAATTGACTGAGGTTGACCTGATGGAGCGTTCTCCGTTCCGCTGGATTGATTTGTTCGGAACAGGGGCTTGCTGGTCTGCTACAGGGTTCAATGCCTTTGCGCTTGTGGCACAGTTAGGTGATGTTTCCGCTGCATTGGTAAAGCGAAATAATGGCCGTGTTCGGCTGATTAGTATTGGTACGTTGCGTCAAGCGATGGCAGCGGCTGATGATTTCTTGCGCACGAATGAAGATGGAAGTAGCGCAAAGAAAACAAAGAGATGGCTAGATGATCGTATCACGGAAAAGCAGCGTGTTTTGCTTGGCCGTCAGGGCGTTCATATTGGTGCTTTAGACTTCTCGTGGACTAAGTATAAGGGTGCGTGTATGCTGAATTATGTCTGGAACAAGCAGTTCATTGATGGGACAATCCAAAACATAATTCAGAAAGAAAGCGCATGAACCGTGGAAGCCTAGAGGTCACTCTTTACATGACGGATGACACTGAGGTTAAAATATCTTGTTTTATTCAAGTGGTGGATCCTGATGATGGTGAGGAAGTTCATGACAGTGTTATGGATGCAATCACTGACTATATAGAAGAGTATGATGAAAAGTTGATTGATGGTGAGGCCGAAATTTACTTCGGTGATTCAATCATGTATTTAATTGCTTTCGGGCGAGTAGAAGGTGAAGACGACAAATGGGGTATAGCAACAGCGGAAGGAACGGTCACACTGCACTAAAAATTGTGGGTGAATTGTTCGGGAATATTGGCTGGGACAAGAAGTTGTGTGAGCTTAACAAAGATGAGGTCATGGTTATGGCTGTAGTGTTTCAATCAATCGAAGGGATAGAAGATGTCTACTCTGAGCAATACCTTACGGAAATTTACGTCAGATATGGAGGCGCGAGACTCGGCCTTGATCCAGAAACGGACATCCCATTCTGATACCGCTGACTACATAATAAAAGAACTAGATCGGGGTATAAAAGAGAAAGAATATAAGGCACCTAGACGCAGGTATCTTGGCGCTTCTTCTCTTGGCGATCCATGTTCTCGCAAGTTGCAGTATCGGTACATGGGTCAAGAGAAGGACGAGGACAAAGGCTTTCCAGCTAAGACGCTGCGCACATTTGCGCTAGGTCATAGTATCGAAGATATGATGATTACGATCTTTAGGGACGCGGGCTTTGATCTCCGCACGGAGCTAAAAGGCGAACAATTTGCTTTTGATACAGCAGACGGGGAAGTTCGGGGCCACATTGACGGCGTGATTGTTAGTGGCCCGTTAAATCTAGGGTATCCGATGCTGTGGGAATGTAAGTCAGCATCAGATAAGAAGTTTAAAGAATTTGTTCGTAATGGTGTTGCTATCGCTAATCCAGTGTATGCAGCACAGGTTGCACTATATCAGGCTTACATGGATCTGGCAGAACATCCGTGCTGCTTCACAGTGCTGAATAAAAATACGAGCGAAATATATATTGAGTTGGTTCCGTTCAACGCTCAGTTGGCGCAGGCCACTAGCGATAAGGCGGTAAACATAATCAAAGCGACTAAAGTGGAAGAGATGCTGCCGCGTGTCGCACAGAATAATGATTATTATGGTTGCAAGTGGTGCGAGTTTCGTAATACTTGTTGGTCTGAATAAAAAAAGGGAAGACGGTCTGGTGAAAGACCGCCTCCCCCCGAGGTAACAATGCTTAACAAGGATCAATATAATGAGTCTAATTAGGTTTGGCAACACTACATCTAGTGTTTCGGCAAATAATTTAGTCGAAGAGATTTCCCGCCGCGTACCCAAAAGCGAACAAATTCGTATCTTGCGAGATACGTTTCCTGCTGGGCGTGTTTCAGGTAATACATTCTATATCGGGTCATTGCTGGGCGATCCGGGGCAGTCAATGAAAATAAATATTGACCCGCATTCACCGCACTTCATGAAGGGGCAAGACTTTAATGGCGGTGTCGGGGTTGGGGGCATCGTAAAGATCTTGATGGAAGCCCACAGCATGAAGTTGCCAGAGATCAAAGAAATGTTCGGGTCTTATCTGGAAAACTCCGGGCCACAAATTGTTCGGGATAATGGCCCCGTAGAGAACCCATTCAAGCAGCAGTATAATGCAAACTCTCCGTATGACGCTGAGTATGTATATACCAATGCAGATGGCGAAGTTCTGGTAAGCGTGAGACGCTACAACGTCAGGGACATAAGCGGCAACCCAGTGCTGAATACAGCGGGCAAGCCAAAGAAAGAGTTCCGTCCGTTTATCGAAGGCGCTCCCTACTCAAAGTTTCCTGATGTGCGCCCGCTCTACAACATTCCTAACGTGCTGGCATCTCGCCGTGTTATCTGGGTCGAGGGCGAAAAGTGTGCTGATGCTCTCAATACTAGAGGATATACCGCCACCTGTACAATCGGGGGTGCTGGTGCGCTGACAAAGAAGACGGCTGCACAGTATGATTTCTCTCCACTGAACGGCAAAGAGCTTATCCTGTGGCCTGACAATGATCCGGCAGGCAAGAAGCTGGCTGATCTTATTCAGGATTTAGCGTTAGCCGCAGGCGTGAGATCAGTGACGATGCTGACACCACCGCAGGGCAAGCCAGAAGGTTGGGATGCGTCTGATGCTATCTCTGAAGGCTTTGATATCGAAGACTTCCTGCAATCAAAAGAGAAGTTAAAGAAGGTTGCGATCAATCTGCTTGATGATACGTTTTCAGTTGCACGTTTTGCAGGTGATGCGCCGGTTCAGAAGTTCCTGATTGACGGCACGTTTCCGCTCGGCGTACCGATTATCTTCTCGGCGGCTGGTGATGCTGGTAAGGGCATGATGACGCTTGACATGGGGATGAAGATTGCGTCAGGCAAGCCAATGGTAAACGCCTTTGGCGGCATGGTTAAAGAGTATGGTAACGTGGTGATCTTCACGGCAGAGGATGACGAGGCGGAGATGCACCGCCGTATTGATCGGCTTGATCCATTCCAAGAGCGTATGAATTACGCCTATGACCTGAAGGTTGTGTCATTGCCGAATGTCGGGGGCGTGTTTCCTATCCTATCTGACAACAACGGTGAGTTCACAACGAGTCAGGAGTTTGAGAAGATTTACGAACAAATCTTGCAGATGAGTGACCTGAAGTTAATCGTGTTCGATCCGCTGGCGTCTTTTGTTCATGCTGACGTTAATGCTGATCCGGCTGCTGGTGCAGCATTGACCGGACTGCTGGCACAGATGGCTACTGAAACAGGTGCATCTGTCCTGATGTGTCACCATATGACAAAGATCAAAGATGATGCGGTAATTAAAACACCGGAGCAGGCGCGTAATCTTATTCGGGGTACGAGTGCGCTTGTTGACGGTGTGCGTTCTGCTTTTGCAGTATGGCAAGTTGATGCTGCTCGGGGTCAGAAGACCTGCGAAAAGCTCGGAGTTCCGTATCAGCGCAATACCTGCTTTGACGGCGCTGTTGTGAAGTCCAACGGGCCTGCCAGTAGAAATGTTCGGCATTTTGTTCGGGATCCAAACACGGGCCTGCTGGTGGACAGAACCGAACAAATTGAAGCTCTGGACTCGGGGTCTGCTCGGGAAGCGAAGCTCGATGCAATGTGTGATTGGATTATTCATTGTGAGCGGCGCGGTATTGCCCTTACGCACATGAGTGGTAACAACGCAGTTGCTCGGCGTGTAGAAGATGCTGATGCGCCTGAAGTGTTGCAGGGTCTGAGCAAGACAATTCTTGAAAGATATGTTCGGGAATTACAGCAGGCCAGACGCATTGATAAGTTCCAATTGACGACAACAGGTGGTAAAATCTGGCTCGGGGCAGTTGATGGGCCTATGGCTCGGGGTGAATATGAAGCGGTGACAGGAAGGGATAATGTGTAATGTTATTAGCTGATGGGTTTAACGATGCTCTTATAGGGACAGCAGAACGTGCTGGAATGAGAGACGTTGCCGCTTATGATGCGGAAAAATGTATTCAAATACTTATTGATCGGGATGGGATGAGCGCTCAAGAAGCTCATGAGTTTTTTCATTTTAATGTTTTAGATAGTTGGGTTGGTGAAAAAACGCCTGTCTTTGTTTGGGTTGGTGATTTTGATTTTGATTACGAAGAAGATGGTGATGTATGTGATGTCTAACATCGGGGATTTGTTCGGGGATTATGCGACTCCATTCAAGAAAAAGGTGATGAAAGAGATCTTGAATCGAATTGAAGAGACTCGCAAAAAACAAAAAATGACGCACATTACGAAGAATTGTTCGGATTGTGAGTCCGAGCAGGCTTGGTACAGCAGTGATTACGGAACGACATGGCAGTGCCATGCACACAAAAGGGATTGATATGAAAAGAGCAGAAGTATTAGACACAGCGAAGGGCTATGTAACACAGGATCGCGCAGCAGATCACGGGGACATGGAAGACAATTTTAAAAATATCGAAAGCTTTTGGTATTTGTGGGACAGCATCAAGCCGGATGATTTGCCTATCGGGATGGACACAGCAGTAAAGATGACGCTGCTGAAGATTGCGCGGATAGCGTCCAACCCAAATCACGAAGATAATTGGGTGGACGGCTGCGGATATCTTGCTTGCGGCGGAGAGCTAGCCGGAAAATAACACGAACAATTTTACGGGTTTTGCGATGACGAGAAAAAACAAGAGCAGGCACAAGAGCATAGAAGAGAGGTCTTGGGGAAGTATCGAAGCTCATGATCGTGCGCAGCGAGAGCAGGATCGACTGGCGTGGCAGAAAGCGTCAGAAGGTCTGTCTGATGATGCGTTTGCTGATGATGTGCCAGACGATCTTGATCGTGACGGCGCAATTAATCTTTATCCTACTCATGTTGCATCTAGGAACGTACTAGAGGATTTGTAAGAGGGGTTTTGTGATGGCAAAAAGCAGCCGAAGAGAAGTCCAACAGAGATCACGGGCTAAACTTAGAGGTCAGGCTATAAATGCTTTAGGGGGGTGTTGCAAAAAGTGCGGCTTTGATGATTTTAGGGTTTTGGAATTTGACCACATAGTTCCAGTGCTATGGCGCACCAATAACTTAACGAGAATGAACGGTCAGCATAACACTAACGAAATAAACAGAATGATCAGAGAAGGCGAAGATCCGAGTTCAGTGTTTCAAGTATTATGTGCAAACTGCCATAGAATAAAGACATTGGAAAATCGAGCGCATGAAATTCACTTAACGTCATAACGCTATAACGTCACGGTGTACTGGAAGGGGGGTGTCGTACACCCCTCTTTTTATTGTTGACATACCGTGCAATCATTGCTATATTACATTATTGCTTAACAACAGGAGGTCGATATGACTATCGAAAAATTTTATCAAAACCTTGCTGAATACTGGGATGCGCCTGACAGCAACCACATGCAGGAATTCCAGCCAGAGGCTGATTGCATGGATGATGTTGTTGCTGGTGTAAGCAAGGCATGGGCCGCAGCGCAGGATTACTGCAAGTTAAAAGGAATGAGCCAGCGCGATGCGGAAGAATTCGCTGATGAATTGATTGGCAAGGTATTAAGAGAAGGAGAATTTTAATGTTGTATTTTGCTTACGGTTCTAACTTAAACAAAATTCAAATGCAGTTCCGTTGCCCAAAGGCCGTTGCTCATGGTGGCGGCTACCTAACTGACTGGCAGTTGGTCTTCCGTGGTGTTGCCGACATTGAGCCAGCAGAGGGCGAGTTGCTGCCAGTAGGGTTCTGGGAGATCACAGAAGATTGTCTCGCGGCGCTAGATAGATACGAGGGTGTTGGAAGCGGTTTGTACAGCAGGGTCTATATCAATGGCATGCTTACCTATCGCATGAACAGCATTGGCACCAGTGTGCCGCCAAACAACTACTTCAAGTCTATTCTAGATGGGTATCAGGATTTTGGTCTTGATGACAGCTATCTGTATGATGCAAGGCATTTTGCCATGACTGAA